ATCGCAATTACTTGGAGGAATACGAAGCGGCTTTGGCGTTGGATATGTCGAGTGCCAATCTGAGCTTTGCGCCTCGTCCTGGTACTGTGCTGATAGGCTACGATAACATTCCTGATTCTGGGTACGGGCCGTAATATGGCAACCAGAAGAATGGTTCAACGAACCGCTGCCAACGTGCAATCTATCCCCGCGCCTGTCGGCGGGTGGAATGCGCGTGATTCAATCGCAAACATGGAGCCGATGGACGCGGTAACGCTGGAAAACTACTTTCCGACTGTGAGTAGTTGCGTCTTGCGCGGCGGGTATAACCGCCACGCTACTGGCATGAATGGTCAGGTTCAGAGTCTTTTCGCGTATTCCGGCGGTGCTACCGAAAAACTCTTTGCGGTAGTCGGGACGCCATCGTTTTCTATATACGATGCGACTGCTGGAGGGGCTGTAGGAGCTGCTGTCGTCACCGGATTGACTAACGCCATCTGGGAATATACGAACGTAACCACGAGCGGCGGATCGTACATATACGCGGTCAATGGAGTTGACAAGCCTCTGTTGTACGATGGATCAACGTGGGTATCTATAGATAACGCCTCGACCCCCGCGATTACCGGCGTAACCACGACGACCCTTGATAACGTCACGCTGTTTAAGAACCGCGTCTGGTTTATCCAGAAAAACACGCTCAAAGCATGGTATCTGCCGACCTTTGCCGTAGGCGGAGCAGCTCAGGTTCTCGATCTCAGTTCCATCGCCAAAAACGGTGGGCATTTGGTTGATTTGGATACTTGGACTCTAGATGCTGGCTACGGAATGGATGACAACCTAGCCTTTATAACGTCCAATGGCGAGGTTATCGTTTATCGAGGTACTGACCCTGCTAGTGATGCTACGTGGGCGTTAGCGGGGGTCTGGAAGCTCGGTAGCCCTATATCTAAACGCGCCATGCTGAAGTGGGGCGGCGATCTGCTGATCCTGACCTATGATGGATTGATGCCGATGGCGGAAAGTCTGCAATCGTCAAGACTTGATCCCAGGGTTGCGCTCTCAAACAAGATTCAAGGGGCAATTACACAAGCCACTACGAATTACGGCGGAAATCATTCTTCCGTTGGGTGGCAGGTTTTCTATAACGCCAAACATACCGCGGTATGGATCAACGTCCCCGTTGCTGACGGCTCTCTCCAACAGCAATACGCGATGAATACGATCACTAAGTCTTGGTGCCAATTTACAGGATGGGAAGCTAACGTTTGGGAGAACTTTGGCGATGATCCGTATTTCGGCGGGAATGGCTTTGTCGGTGAAGGTTGGGATGATAGTTATTCCGACAACGGCACGAACATCTCTGCCAACGCCCTGCAAGCGTTTAACTATCTCGGTTCGCGTGGCGTAAAGAAGTATTTTACCCGTGCGCGTCCTAGCATTTTCACCAACGGAACACCTGCGATTTCCGTTGGAATAAACGTGGATTTTGACGTTCAAAACAACGCAACGCCTCTATCGTTTTCGCCTAGTGCGGTTGGTAGGTGGGACGTAGGGACTTGGGACGTATCCTATTGGGGTTCTGGGTTGCAGATCACGAACAACTGGCAAGGAGTGACGGGTTTGGGCTACTGCGGCGCGGTTCTGCTGACAAGTTCTAGTGCTGGTCTAGAAATTGAATGGGCATCTACCGATGTAGTTTATCAGGTCGGATGGGCTGGGATATAACGACAGGCGCAGAGATCGGCCATTGGGTCGCTCGGCGCGTGCAAGGTGGGTATTTTGCGGAACGGTCACAGGCTATTGGTTTAAAACGGAACGATGAAATTGTTGCTGGCGTGATTTACGAGAACTGGAACCATAAGAGCATTTGGTGCCACATAGCGATTGAAGGCCGGATGACTCCGGCGTATTTGGCAACGATATTTGATTATCCGTTTAACGTGGCGATGGTGGACAAGATCATCGTGCCGGTTGGAAGTGATAACGAGAAATCCATGAAGATGGTAAAAAACATGGGTTTTGCCGAGGAAGGCAGAATCAAGGATGGAAGGCCAGAAGGAGATATAGTCTTCCTGACCTTGCATAAAGATGATTGCAGATTTTTAGGAGAGAAACATGGGAAAAAGTTCACCGTCCGCACCACCGGCACCTGATTACGCTGCGGCTGCAACCGCGCAAGGAGCCGCCAACGCCGATGCCGCTCGGATTAGCGGCAGGATGTCTAACCCGAACATTTACGGCCCTCTGGGTTCGCAGGTTGTGACGTATGGGGACGCGACTCCTAAGTTTAATCAATCGGCCTACGATCAAGCCAACCAATCCTACAACCAGCAGTTGCAGCAGTACAACGCAACGGGTGGAAGGGGCGGCATTATTGGTTATAGCGGCGAGAGTGGCGACATACCAATTTACGGGCAAGGCGGTGTAGCTCCGATTGCGCCAACGCGTGAACAGTACACCACTTCAACGCCTAACGATCAGCCTACCGTCACGCAAACGCTCAACCCGCAAGCACAACAAACGCTAGAGGCTCAACAACGAGTTCAGACTAGCCTTGCAAACTTGGGCGAACAAGGGATTGGAACGGCGCGGAATGTCCTTGGAACGCGGTTTAATCCCAACCTTCCCGGCATCCAAACATCATTGGATACCAGCGGCATTGCGAGAATGCCGGTCAATGCTGGGATGACAGGTCAAGCGGCAATCATGGCTAGATTGCAGCCGCAGTTGGAACGGCAAGAAGCAGCTACGAGGACGAGACTTGCGAACCAAGGCTTGACCCCTGGCGGCGAGGCTTATTCAAACGCAATGATGGATGTGAACCAACAACGCAACGACCTGCTCTCCCAAGCCGCTTTGCAAGGTCTTAATCTGGATATTGGCGCAAATGCTCAAGGCTACAACCAGGCGTTGCAAGGTGGGCAGTTTGGTAATACCGCGCAGCAGCAATCTCTTCAACAACAGTTGGCGTTGCGAAATCAACCTCTGAACGAGATTTCAGGGTTGATGAGTGGTAGTCAATTGCAGATGCCGCAGTTTCAGGGCTATCAGGGGCAGAACGTAGCCCCTGCCCCGGTCATGGCAGGGACGCAAGCCCAAGGGCAAGCCAATATGCAGAATTATGGTATTCAGTCGGCTAACGTGAACGCTCAGAATGCTGGGTTGTATGGTCTTCTTGGTGCGGGTGCTCAAGCGGCAGGAATGGCAGGAATGTTTTCTGACCGCAGACTGAAGTCAAACATTGAACGCGTTGGAACGCATCCGCTTGGAATCGGAATATACGAATATGACATATTTGGAAAACGTCAACGCGGCGTAATGGCTGATGAAGTTGAACGGGTCATGCCGGAAGCCGTTATTGAGCATCCTAGCGGGTTCAAGATGGTTAATTATGGAGCGTTGCAATAATGGCTGACGTCAATTTTAACCTTGCAAATCCGTACCAGACGCAACTTGACGAGCTGGCTCGTCGGCAGAAGATGGCAGAGATCATGCAACAGCAGTCTTTTCAGCCGATGGAAAGATTCAGCTATCAGGGCATCGAAGCTCCCATATCTCCGCTCGCAGGGCTAACCAAGGCGTTGCAGGGGTATATGGGCGGGAAGGCTCAACGAGACATTGCCGATGAGAGAAAGGCAGTTGGAGAAAAGTTCCTAAAAGAAGGAATGGAAGACATTACGAAATACGCAGAAATGGCAAGCCGTCCTGCCGTTGCTGCCGTTCAAGGTCAAGATGCGTTCATGCCTACTGGAGCCGACTACCAAGATCGAGGCGGCGCACCAGATTTCACACTAAACGAACAGGGCATGGTTCCCGCTGTTGCCCCGGTTGCTGCTAGAACTCGCGGTCAAATTGACGCGTCAATGATTGGGCAATTAAAAACCCCGGATATGCAACGGATGGCATTGGCGCAAATGCTGAAACAAGGTGAGCTGCCTGCCGCGTTTAATCTTGGAGCAGATGAAACGAGGTTTCAACCACAAGTAGGTGGTGGTGCTCCGATTGTTATGGCAAGAGGTGCGCCTAAACCTCTTCCATCACCTTTTGCACCGATTAATCCAAAAGACTTTACTCCAGCCAGCCTTGCAGCAGCACTGAAACCTGATGGGTCTATTGATAGAACTTTGCTCGTTGCTGTTACTGCCGAACCAACTGGCAATCTTGCTGAGTTGTCGGTAGAAAATGCAAACCGGAAAGATAAAGGATTGCCTCCTCTTTCAATTGCAGAGTATAGAGAGTTGATAGCTAAAGCCGGAAGGACTCAAGCTCCTCAACGCGAAAGGTTTGTTTATGATCCAGAAAGAGGAGGAAGGGTTAATTTAGATACAGGTGAATTTTTGCCAATAACGCAAAGCGGGATGCCGATTGGAGCAAAAGATAAACCATTGACAGAAGTTCAAGGAAAATCGACAGGGTTTGCAACTAGGGCAGACGAAGCAGATAAAATTATCGGGTCTGTAGGTGAAGGCGGGAAAATCCAACCTAGCCTACTAAAATCTGCTGCTGGAGCAGTGCCGGTTATTGGCGGCGGTCTTGAAACAATTACTAATTTTGCGGCATCATCTGCACAACAACAAGTTGAACAAGCACAACGCAATTTTGTCAACGCAATCTTACGTCAAGAGTCTGGTGCAGCCATTGGTAAAGATGAATTTTCAAATGCTCAGAAACAATATTTCCCTCAAGTGGGCGATTCACCAGAAGTTATTAAACAGAAATCAGCAAACAGACAAACCGCAATCAATGCACTAAAAGTGCAGGCTGGTTCAGGTATTAAAAGAATGCCACAAGAAACAAAAACAACCACGATTGCAGAAATTACAGACGTTGCAAATAGAACAGGAAAAACCGTTCAACAAGTAACACAAGATGCGGTTGCGAAAGGATATAAGGTGAATCAATAATGGCTCTCGCTGATGAACTTTATGGCAATCAATCAAGCGGTTTGGAGCAGGATTTATATGGGTCAAAAAAACCTAAAGAATCCGAATCCATGCAAGCCGGTAGGAAAGCCGATATTTCTATTGGCGGGTTTCCTATTGGGTCAAGCGTACAAGGAGCGATCAACGCATTGCAAGGCCCGACATTTGGGTTCTTAGATGAACTTGCCGGTGCTGTTGCTTCGCCATTTGGTAAGTACACAGAGGTGCGAGATTACGTTCGTGGAGCAACGGAAGGATTTCGCCAAGATTATCCAATAACGGCAGCAGCAACCAGCGCAATGACTGCTGCTCCTACATTGATGATTGGGGCTGGTGGTGCTTCTGCTGCGCCAGTTGTTGCCGGCATGTTGCCAAGAGCACTACAGGCAGCTCGTGTTGGAGGCATTCAAGGAGCAATAAGCGGGGCTGGAGAATCTAAAGCTCAAGACATCACTGGGCTTGCTGCTGACGTAGCTAAAGGTGGTTCTGCTGGTGCTGCTCTTGGTGGCGTTGGTCAAGGAATAATAGGCGGCGGTGGTGCGGTGGTCAGTAATGTTGCACAAAGATATTCGCCACAACTAGCCCAGAATGCCGCTACTGCAAAACTTGCAGAAGCATTGATCCGAGGCGTTCCTGAAGGTTCTGTATTTACGCAACCTGGGGCAAAGAGTACACCGGCAGGCAGAGCGTCTGCTCGTATTCAAAGTTTCGGCCCTGAAGCAACTATTGCTGACGTTTCTGGTCAAGCCCCGAAACAATTGCTTGACGTACTGGCAACGCTTCCTGGCAAAACAAAGGACTCTGTAGAGCAATTAATTAGGTCTAGACAAGCAGGCCGTGCGGGAAGGATTATGAGTGCTGCTGATGATTCACTTGGTACGCAAGGGCAAGGATATACGGCAACTTTAGACGCATTAGAAACAACCCAAAAAGCCGCACAAGCACCATTCAGGGCGCAATTGGAAGGGTTGTCTGTTCGTGCCGATGACGAACTAATGAATATTCTTAACCGTGAACCTGCGGCATTTAAAGCGGCGTCTGATTTGGCTCGGCGTGAAGGGAATACTCCTATTAATTTTGCGAATCTAAAAGCAGGGGATGACATTCCTTTTGACGCTTTGGATACTGTGAAAAAAGCCTTGTGGACTATTGCAGAAAAGGAAAAAGTAAACTTTGCTCCAACGGCAGAAAGCAGGGCAGTAAATGGAATCCGCGTTGACCTGACCAACAAAATGGACAGGCTTTCTCCTAAAGACGCTTCAGGATCAATATACAAACAAGCAAGAGATGCTTTTGCTGGCCCAGCAGAATTAAGGTCTGCTGTAGAGGCTGGTCGAACGGCGATGAAGGTTGATTCCTTGAAGATTGCAGAGTTAACCAAGGGAATGACCGACAGCGAACTTGAGGCTTTCCGCGTTGGTTCTTTGCAGTCTTTGCGGGACAAAGTAGGAACAGAGGCAGGTCAAACATCATTATTGAAGATGTGGAAAGAACCAGCCACTAGCGACAAACTGCGTGAAATATTTGGCAATAATTTTCGCAAATTTTCTGCTGAAGTTGCAAAAGAAGGACAGTTAAAAGCCCTGGAAGCTACTGGACGAGGCTCACAAACAACAGGGCGTTTATATGCTGCTGGTGATCTTGACAATCAAGCATTGCTAGACGCAGCAGAAGCAGCCAAAAGCGGGTTGGCTGGTAACTTAGTGGAAGCCGTAAAATCTGTTGGCAAAGTAGGAAGCAGAATTGCAATGCCAGAAACAACGCGGAATGAGCTTGCTAGATTGTTGATGAGCAGAGGAACGGAAGCACAAAGAAATCTGCAAAACGTTGACCAATTAATCAAAGCATTAAACGCGAGTGCTGCAACAAGGTCTGCTTTGACAGGTGGAGTATCTGGGCAAATCGTTAATAAATTAGGAAACCAACCATGAGCTTCAACGGCAGCGGAACATTCTTAATCAACTCGTCTGGGCAACCAGTCGTAACAAATACGGTCATCAGTTCAACAGCATTTAACGCTCTAACGGCTGATCTCGGCACGGGCTTATCAACCACGATTACCAAGGACGGGCAAACAACCGCCACGGCCAAAATACCGTTTGCACAAGGATTGAGTGCTGCTGCTGCGTCTAACTTTGCGGCGGGAACGGTTGCTGCTCCGGGGCTTTATCTGGCCACCGATACGGGTACTGGTTTATATCGGATTGCGGCAAACAACTACGGGGTTGCTGTTAGCGGCGCAAAAGTTCTTGATATTGCATCGACGGGTCTTGGTGTTACTGGGACGCTGAGTGCAACGGGATTGACTACGCTAGGAGCATCAGCACAAGGAGTACAGATAAACAGAGCAAGTGATGCAACAGGTTATGGTCTGATAACCCTAAATGGCGTATATGCCAGCACAACCGCATGTGGAATATATGGAAGAGGAAGCGGAGGTGATTCGGGAAAGTTATTCATTACAGGAATAGGCTCTGTAGTTTCCCAAATAGCTGGTGTTACGGTAACAACCGTTTCTTCAACTGGCCTTGCTGTTGGAACTGACGTAAATATCGGATACACAAAATCCCTTTCCGTTCTAGCCACTGGTAGTGTTGCTGCGATTGTATCGAAGACGGATGCCTACAACTATCCGAACCACTCTATGTGGAACGCCGCTGACGCGAACGACAACCTCTGGATTTACTTCATCGAGGGAACGGGTGGGACTGTTCGCGGGAGCATTGACTTTAATCGTGCCGGTGTTCTTACACGCTACAACACTACATCAGACGCAACGCTGAAGAATTTGATTGGTGATGCTCCACAAGCTAAGTCTCTATCAATTCTTTCTAATACTCGTCTTCGTGAATACAGTTGGAAAGACGATGTAAATAACAAACCACAAATTGGTGTTATTGCTCAAGAACTTTATGAAGTATTCCCCGGTGCCGTAAAAGTGGGTGGTGATCTTGTAGGGGTAGATGAGGAGGGCAACCCAACTACTAAATACCATCCTTGGTCAGTTGATAAGACCGCCTACCAATTCCACCTTGTTGCCGGATGGCAGAACCACGAAGCTAAGATAGCCGCACTTGAAGCAAGACTCGCCGCACTGGAAGCAAAATGATCGAACTGAAACTTGAACTGGCTGAAGTGAACGGCATCCTCAATGCGCTAGGGAATATGCCCTATGTCCAAGTCAAAGACCTGATTGCCAAGATTCAGGCGCAAGCACAACCGCAACTGGAAAAGAAAGAGTAGGAATGGAAGCCCAAACGCTAATCAATGCGGGAATTGCACTGGCCGGATTCATGGGCGGTTGGATTCTAAATAGAATAATGAAGTCTCTGGATAAGTTGGACGATGACGTAAAGCAAATGCCTGAAAAGTACATTCGCAAAGATGATTATCACCGTGATATTGGTGAAATCAAAGTGATGCTGAAAGGAATCTACGATAAGTTGGATAACAAGGCTGACAAATAGGAGGTAATTTCTGATGTATTCAATTAAAGATATGTTGCAGAGCAAGTCGATGTGGTTCTCCGGTGGCGTTACAGCACTGGGGGTTGTGGGTTGGATTAGTGATAACTCAGGCGTCATTCTTGCAATTGCTCCTCAACTTGGGCCACTGCTCACAATCATTGGCGCGGTAGGGGTTGTCTTGCGGGTGCTGACCGAGAAATCAACGGCGTGGAAAGCCCCCGTAGAAGATCGTGAAGTTAAGTGAGCATTTCAGCCTAGCAGAACTGACCGTCACCAACCACCGCAGCCTGGACAACATCCCAGATGCGTTGGCTTTAGCTAACCTGAACCGGCTGGCGTTGTTTCTGGAACTGGTCAAGGATCGGCTGGGCGGCAGGCCGATCATGGTCAATTCAGCCTACAGATCCAAGGCTGTCAATGATGCCTGCGGGAGCCGCGATACGAGCCAGCATCGGATTGGTTGCGCGGCTGACATACGAGTGCCAGGGATGACCCCCGATGCGGTTGTGAGGGCGGTCATGGCTTCTGGGTTGGCTTACGACCAGATCATCAGGGAATTCGATGCCTGGACACATATCAGCATTCCAAACACGCCGGAAGCCAAACCGCGTAAAATGGCACTGATTATTGACAAAGCCGGAACCCGACCTTTTTAACCCGTTGCCACGGTGCTTTTGCCCAGTTCCCCTGCTGGGCTTTTTTTTGCTTCCAAAACTTGCAGATTATTTAACAGTCTTCCAATCATGTTTTCTATCCAAAGCCCTTAACTCAACGTACCGCGTAGTTCTTACCCGCCTAGTTTCTTGCTTAAATTCTTGCCGTATTGTTTTTGCTGGTTTTGATTTTCTATCGGCAAGAAATGTCGGTAGCGCGGCGATCTTCGGGCCTTTCAGTGACCACATCAAATCATTTGTTTTTTGGTAGTACGTTGCCAAATATCGTGAGCAAGTAATATTACCATCCGCTGGTGGCACTTTAATTTTCTCCAAAAACTCATTAATTTTATTGAAGTCGGTGTCTTTCATCGGAAGATTAAATTTTTCCCCTTCGTCCAGAAGCACCATCATCGCGCAATGCCACACCGAAACGTCAGGCCAACCTAAAAGAATGTTTGCCTTGAACTGCGTGTAGGGTTTCATGTTTAAATTTCCTATCGCTCTACAGAATAAGTTCTGCTCGGCGTTTGCCATTCCTTATTCGGTGCTGGCGTGATCCATGACGGGTCTTGCCAGACGAGTCGGTTGTTCGGATAGCCAATCCACTGCCCCGTTTCCAGAGCGATGATGTGGTGGTTTTTGTGCTGATCTGGGATTTCAGACCAGCCGGTCTTGATCCAATCGACGGTGAAAAGATAATTACCCTTGCGTATCACGCCATCTCTGCCAAGCGCAGTAACGGCATGGTTTTTCAGGAATGGCAAGGCAACCACGGTGAAATTGTACCCGTAGCTGTCCCACCAACTAGTCTGTTCGACGGGCAGAGCTACGCAGGGTTTGCTGCATATCATGTGAATCGGGACTCTTGCCCACTGTGCGCCAGAGTCAAGCATGACTTGGAACATAGGCACACGCGCTGGCTCGGCGCGATACGCAAAAACAACGGCAGGCGTGAACTCTCCATGTCCCTTGCGCTCGTCAAACAGAAACTCATTCCGAATGAATATCTTTGTGTACGGTGTTTCTCCCAAAGCAAACATTACAGACTCCTTGCAATAGCCGCGTAAGTCATCGCGGCGTAAACGGTTTCGGATGCCATCTTGCGGATAGCGTCTTTGTCCTGTGGTCGCATTGCGCCGTTGGCTTGCGCCCAGGATGCAACTTTGTGGAAGCTATCTGGGAACGCCCGGACTGCTTCTTTCTGCGCGATCTTGGGATCAACATCTTCCTTGATGACGATCTTCAGGTTGGCTGCGGTGTTCCAGCAATCACTACGGGCGCACAGCACCTCGGTCTTCTTTCCACACTGGCGGCAACTCATTCCACACCTCCACGGTCAGGGTTTAACTTCATCAGTTGTTCAGACGCACCCGCTTGATCCTTCCAGACATCTCCTAATTCAAGCGTAGAAGATGACCGGCATTGCCCATCCAAGTTGTAAAAAGTGCCTGTGATTGCATCCATGTAAATGTTTTCACTTTTGACCATGACCCGTCCAAATGAGGTCATGTGCAAATTATGGTTTGCAATCCACGCTTTTTTCTCTGCCAGTTTCTTGTTGCTGGTAAAGCATTCCATTGACGCGGCGCATGATCTAGATTCGTCAAGAACGATTCCTGCAAACTTAGGCCGGTCATCTACCCGTACAAATGGTCTAGTCATTTCTTCCCCCAGCTTAAAGTTGGTTTAGGTTCTGGCACACAAGGCACCGTGACTTGCGGTATGTCCATCCACCTCGCCCATGTGTAATCAATTACAGGTCTGCCACCCACGCCGATTAGAAAGAATAATCCACCGCAAAAAACGTAAGACATGATCAGATGTCTCAAGGAGTGTGGATGCTCTTCGATGATGATGTGCGGGTTCATGTCTGCCCCCTGATTGCTGCTGCACCGTTGACCAGTGCGTTAAATGCGCCTTCTGCTCTTGACGAATCGAATTGCTCGGTTAGTTCCGAGATTTGACCGCTCATTATTTCCATGAGTCGCGCATCTTCTTCGCGCTGCTCGGCACAGGCTTGGAGGATGATCTCCTTGATAGCTTCCGCTGCTCCACGGGTCAGGGCGTAATCAGCGCGAATCCTCGACGCTATTTCTTCCGCTCGGTCAGGGGTCATCTCGTCCCCCCATTGCTGCTATGGCTTGTTCTTTGGCGGCAGGGCATACACAAAACCCGTCTGCCCCCATGTCATCCAGCATTTGAGACAGGGCTTCTTCCAACGCAGCAGCACGGGCCTCGGCTTGCTCTCTAGCGGTCATTGCATCTTCAAATGCTTTTTGCAACGCTGCCAATTCGCGCTTATGTTTGTCTCCTTTTAGATAATCATCTATCTCTTCCGCCATATCAGGGTTTTCAAAAGGATCAATGCACAACCGCGCTTGCCGCAACAAAAATTGAGCGCGGGAACCGGACTGAGCCAAAACCTCTTGCTGACTCCGTAACGTTGGTATCTCTGGCCTATCGGCTTGGCCCGACAAGTGGCTATCTTCAGCCGGTTCCCGTTGATCTTTCGCCATCTCAATCGCTTCCTCGCGCCGGTTGTACTCGCGTTCAAATTCTGGAAATCCGTTGCGGCTCATTTCACATTCCCCCATTTGATTGCACCGCCCTCAAGAATCCACAAGTTTTTGCTCCGACTCCGCATCCACTTGATTGCTCGTACCCACTTTGCGGCGTTGCGACGATTGCTATGAAGTCTTCTTGCGTATCGTGTCAGGCTCATGATTCCTCCAGGTATCCCCGCCAACCTTTGCACATTGCTCCCCAGCGAAGGCATCAAAGGCGGCGAGGATTCTTTAAATCAGAACGGGACTTCTTCGTCATCCTGCGGTTTTGACTCTTGCGATTTTGGTTTGAACGTGGAGACTGCTGCGTACCATTTGCCGCCCTTGCTTTCCTTCACATCAATGTTTACCCATTCCTCACCGTTTTTATGTTTCTCGCGCAGCCACATTCCAAGTTCTTCAACCTTAATGCTGATGCTGGCCTTCACAAAGTCGGGAGCCTTTTCGCTCGGTGCTTTGATGATAAGACCGTTGACGAATTCAATATCTGCCATGGTTTATACTTTCTTGAGTTGGTTAATCATCTTGTCCACGCAATCAAGGAAATTAATGACTGCGGTTTTTAGTTCCAAAATACGTGCCGGATCACGTTTGAATCGAATAATGAACAGTTGCAGATGCTCCGGGAGATCAGGCCGAAAACTGACGAAATCGCACCAGTCCCGACCCGTGCAAGCCATTTGCCACATCATCTGGTTTTTGTACGCAGCCGGTACAACGTCTGCAATGTGGTAAGCCAGGTGGGTTGCCACCTTCGGGCATTTGATCTCGACCAGCCCATCCTTGCCCACCAGACCGTCAGGAGAAGCCCCAGAACGCTCAATATTGGGATGCTGGCAGAACCCTACTTCGTCCACAGAAAAGCCCGTCTCAGCCTCGTATGCGCTTCGTGCCAGAGGCTCGGTTTCCGTACCAAACTGCATGGCTGCGTTGGTAAAGTCCGATCCCTGCGGCTTGCCCGTCAAGATTTCCGCGACAAGCTGCGCCTGATAGTCCCGAAAACCAGCCGTTTCCGGCTTCATCAGGACGTTTGAGATCATGCTGGCAGTCACTTTACCGGCACGTTCCGCAAGCCATTCTGGGCTTCCTTGGATGCTCACTGACTGCCCTCCAAGAACGTTTCTGTACGCTGTAGAACTTCTTTACGCTTATTCTTCGCTGCGGTAAGCGTTGCCATAGCCATCGTGTCTTGTGCTGCTTGTGCGGCTTTGTAGACAGTCTTAAAGACCGTTTGCAAGTCTTCTAGCGTTCCCGCGTTTAGCAACTCAAAAACATCCTTGGTGCAATCCAAGATTGCTTTTGGCTTGGCTGCGCTGGCTGCGTTGCCATCGTCGTCTTCCGGTGCAACTCCGACCGCGGCTGAAAGACTATATCGACGAGCATATGTCAACGCCGATCCGTAGCCTTGTGCGTCTGCCTTGCTAACCGGCAGGGACAAAACCCCGCAAGAGATCCATTCTCCGGATGCGTGGAGCAAGGTTGTCTCGACGCGAACCTCGTCTTTGTCGCTCGGCTCGACCGTCTGGATGTAAGAAAGACCGTTAGCAGAAAACGCTGCGCGGATTGCCTCAACGACCGAAGCCAAATCCGCATATTTGGATTTAAAGAAAGGATTGGCAG